CATAGCTACATGCTTAATATGCATTGACTATCCATTTATCCTAGGAACCTCAGCGGCCGGATTTTCCTTTATCACACTACAAGATCCATTTGGCATGCCATGATACGTGGAGACCATTCGTAGATGATTTTCAGGTTTCGCTTGTCAATGACCCTAATCTCCATTGCAAAGCTTGATGCAATGTACCTGATGAGTGATGAACTGACCACCCTGTCCCATATGCGAACTCTCATGGCATTATATTCAGTCTCTGACATCTGATGAGCTTTGGTGAGGGCATGTGCGCTCTCAAGGCAATTCCCTAGAAGCATTGTTACCAGAGTTTCTATGTCACTTGTCATTTCACTCTTGTCCCATATGTCATGTCTTTTCAAGGCTGTGAGGAGATTGTCCATAAAAGACCAATAATTGATTTCAGGGACGGGGAAGTCTCCTTTGGCATCTATATAGGAACTTAACTGCATCACTAGCTGATCCTTCTCCCTCAGGATCTTGGATCTCATGAAAGCAGGCACCAGGGGCAAAGCCTGCTCCAACTCCCTGATGTGGTCCTGGATTATCCTTATTCTATCATCAGACTCTTGGCCTACCACTATATGCTCAGGCAGGGATCTACTAATGCTAGATTCAATAGCAGAAGGCATCATGGTCTCATCCTCAGGCATAAGGTTTTCCTTGAATGCCAGGGATGCAATGAAGTTCACAGGGGAGAGGACACTTAAGCCTATTGATTCACTCATATAGGAATTGATACTAGTCCGTATTTTCCCCCAGTTGTCTTCAGATATGAGCATCCTCTCACAAGGCCTCCAGAAGTTATTTTCTTCTGGCATTGTAATGCGCTCGCTAAAACTTGATGTATCAATGCCCCACAAGTCCAGGTCAGTGCTGAATAAGAGGTCCTGAATGTTGGCTGTTATCTCATTTTCCAGGGAAGACATCCCTTCTTCTAGCATGTACTGGTCGTAACCCCTCTGGTCTGCATGGGCCTCTTCATCATCATTCAGTTGGACCATGCCTCTCCCGTCTGTAGTTTTCCCTCCGCAACCCATACTTCCTTGTGTTGTGGCTTCGTCTTGTGCATCCATTTCATCTGCCCAACTCTGCCATGGGCCTTCCCAGGATGGCATCTCATTTGCAAATTCAAGGAGTTCTCCTAAATCTTCTTCTGGTACATAAGACTTCTCATGGCCCCTCCTCTCTTTATCCCTTACTTTCTCATAATAAGCCTCTTTTGCCTTTTCGGTTCCCATGGATGAGAGTAATGATTGTCTGAAGAGTGACCCCACCTGGATTAGATCAAAAGGCCCTATTTCTCTCTCAATGTGCTCAGATCTAGACAGTAGGTTGTCCACATAGGTCCTGTTGGCAACTATTTGGATCTCTCTCCTGATGTCCATGACATCACAGGGTTCTCCCCTACAGTGTTTAGGGAAGCATGAGGAAGGGACCCAGTCATACTTTGTAATAGACAATCCAGGGCTCCAGTCTGTGCGAACCATTGTGTCACTCAGTAACGTGACTCGCTTCAGGCCCATTTCCCCCATCTCCTCATAGTAGCCCACCCTGATAGTTGTGTTCACCACCTCTGTGAAGAACTCCTTCTTCACCAGGCTGCTGAACTCATTATACACAATCCCCGTGTCCATCACTATGGGGATACATTCAGGTGCAGGTACAGGCGACACCATTAGTGAAGGCTTTTGGGTGAGGTAGTACATGGAAGGAGAGTACTTTACAATTGGACTAGGCTTAAGACCCAATTCCACCATGAGCTTTCCCACACGCTTGGCAAAGTTCACTGCATCTGTCACTGTGTTGACATAGATATAGTTGACATGGTGGTCAAGCATCTCTATCCTCACTGAAGTTTCACCCACTATTCCTACCCACTCCCCCACACCTGTATACCTAGCCACTCCTTTACCTTTCCCTTCGGGAATTCGAGGCTGCCTCTTGGTGAAGAACCCTAGCACACCTGATCTGACAAACGGAATGTCCCTTATGAGCTGTACTTTATCACCGGAGACCATGTAGTCATGTATCAGTTTTAACTTCCTCACTTTCCTGGGGCAATCTCTTAGAGCCATTTCCCCAACCCCAGCCTTCGTCATCGATTGCAAGGCCAAGTTTAGCTTGGTGGACCTGGTGAAATAAAAGGTGAAAATGCAGAACAGCAGGTGCCTGACGGCAGTTGCTGACTCATTCATACCTACTATCTCTGTCCTCACCCTAATCTGAGGCCAGTAGATCCTTGCAAGTGTTGAAACAAGATCAGGTGACTTGGCTGTTGTGTCTTGCATTGTAACTGTCCTTGACTTCCCCGATGCTGCCTTAAAAAAATCATGTACCTGTATGTGAGACATGCCACTTGCCTTCACAGTTTCTTCATAAGAGTCTCTGAGAAACCTATACTTAGCTTTTGTCTCATCCCACATTCTGGAGAATACAGAGCGTGAGACTTGGACAGTATTGGCTCCAAAGAACTTGGCCATGACAATGTCCGAGAGTGATGTCTCATTGAGAGTAACTTCACCCCATACAGGTACTTTAACTTTGGCATGCCTTCCATAATTTACCTCTTGAAAAGAGAATCCTTTTCGAAGCTCCTCTATGTATTCGTACATGTCTGAATATTCTGATTCATTTACAAATACAGGAACTATCCTTTCCCTAGGGTCTGGTGTGTTATCCAGTCTCATTGACTCCACCGATGCAATCCTGCAAGCTTGCAGCAGGCTCAGCTTGGTACTTTTGTCAGTGGCACCAATGAACGATGTCATGCAGGGTCTATTGAATATGTAGGCAGATGACACAGCAGCTCGGATGGTAGGTTGATAACTTGAAAGGGATTCTCTAACCCCCCTCTGGAACAGCTTCAAGATCATCACCATACGCTGGTCCTCCCAACTGCTCGAGGGAAGGTACAATCTCCTGGGTTCAGCTTCAACTAGTGCTATGGCGTCTTCGAGTTCTCCAATATCCATGTCTTCCACAATTCTCTTCCACTTCTCCTTATTCCCATACCTGATCTGGATTTGACGCAGTGTTTGACGCATGGATTTATCCACCTTGTCATCGTAGTCAAGCCTAATTGAAGGGTTCTGCTCCTCCTGCACCTGACTAAAGAGGTGGAGGCCTGTATCTCTCTTGATACTGTAAAGGGCATAGTCATATCCCAACACACCGCAGTATTCCTCTCCTTCCAAGGGAAAGTACCCCAACGCAGGATGAGGGTACTCCAACAATGTCTTGGCCATGAAAGGAGCAAGGACATGGTTGCCAAAGCCCATCATTAGATAATGGAGCCATGCTTGGCATTTCTGGATCACTGATGCTGTCAATGTACAAACACCTGTCTCAACAGCATCTGATAACTCATTGAAGAATATGGAAAAACGCTCTGAAAAGCTTTCCACTGTTGTTGTATTCAAGCAAGCTGACACCCATCTGAATGTAGGCTTCAGTATCTTTCCTCGATACCACCATTCGGAATTGTACTCAACCAGCAACTGGGTCCCTATAGAACTCTTTTCTTTACTAGGCCAGATGGATATGTATTCCTGGAAATCCTCTTTCCACTTTAGAAGGCGATGAATCAACCAGCAAGATTTTTTTGACACATTCTTGTGGCTGATAGCACAGGCCGAGTCATCACTCCCTTGTATGTTGGTTATGG